CCCTTAGAGAATACCCCGATTTGCTTAAGTATTTCTTCTGCCGTTGCGCCTTTTGTCAGCCTTTGCAATTGCGCCTTGCAAAAGGAATTTATTTTGTCTGCATTTTCGTCAACACTCTTTCTTAAAAACGGCCTCGATGGCGCATTGATAGTTCCCAACTCATTCCACATGGCAATGTCAAGCATGTCAACTCCATCCTCAGTTATCACATCACCCTGCTGGTATCCTATCCTTACCTGTAACTTTTTGAGCTTTTCTATTTCAGCTTTGAATTTCTTCCCCTCAGCCGTCCAACGGTCTTTTGCTTTTCCTGCCATGCTATGCCTCACCTGCCGAGACTATAGGTATTATCCTTGCCCTGCGCAATGAAAGGTATTGCAGGCCGTATGTTGTGAGTGTCAACTCCGCATCGTTGAGAAGGTTTGTTCCCTGGTTGACTGTATACCCAATCGAGGTTTCACCCTCCGAGTATGAGCCGACTCGAAGGGTGTCCCCGATGGTTCCGTTTGTATTGTCGCCATAGCCTGCCATTTTCAGCTTATGTGCCGTTAATAGAGCAACAGCCTGGTTATAGGTATTTCCGAACCGTTTGGCACTTACAAGAGGCGTAAAGAGTTCAATCCATTGAGTGATAACTTCATCGCTTATTGAGGAAAACTCCGGTGCCAATAGCCTCAGGATTTCAATAGGGGTCATATGTCACCCCTCCTTACGCCTTCTTCTGTGTCGTATTCCCCTCGGCAGCCTTTGCTTTCGCTGCATCTGCTGCTTTAGCTTTGGCTTCTTCTTCCGCTTTAGCTTTTGCCTCGGCTTCTGCTTTCAGTTTTGCTTCGGCCTCTGCTCTCGCTTTAGCTTCTTCCGCTTCTTTAGCAGCAGCTTCTTCATCGAAAAGGGCAATATCCCCGCGCTTTTCCAAAAACTTAAGCACGGGGTTGCCGACGAAATCTTTGGGTACTGTTTCAGTTGCTCCAGGCAAAACAGACAGCTCTCCGATGTTGATTATCTTAACTGAATTGTTCGTAACCTTCATGCGTCATTCTCCTTTCTTATATCCCCAGTGCAATCAACAGGGACAGAGGATAGTAGATAATCGCTCCGGCTGTTCTTGCTTCGCAGGGAACGATAACCTCAAGCCCTTGCGGCTGTAAAGGATACTGATAGAAGGGCAGTGGATTCTCGATAGTAATTTTCCTCGGGTCCTTCTTGAACAGCAATGCAACTGCCTGCGGTGCGTATGGGTTAGTATCGGTTGCATCAGACTGCAATTCGGCAGCAGGAACGATTTCTTTCAGGTATGGAGCGTTTTCAAGAACAAACCTCTTGATGGTGTAACCGGTATTGTCTATCTGCCTGGTTGAAATGTCAATGTACACGTCAGCAGGGAGAACCAATGTATCCGGCCTTTCTACGTTCTTGGTGTTCTTGGCTACCTGAGCCTGCATTCCGTTTATATCGGCGAGAATCTGAGCAGCAGTCTTGTTCTTCCACAGAGTGGAGCTTCCTTCTCCGTTTGCCGGAATGGTGTAGAACGGGATGTTGTTTCCTGCAGACAGAACACCGATTAAGCCCGTTTCTTCGTCTCCGGCCCACGCAATCTTATTGTTCAGATAGTCAATCTGGTAACGTGCGGCTTCTGCTTTCCTTACGTCAAGAGATTTTCCCGCCATACGGCTGGCTCTCATCTCCTGTACCGAGTAACCGTAGCTTGCTCCGATGGACTTGATGATAGCCGTTGTGGGTTTTCCTTTTGCGTCAGCTCTCGGTAAGTCAGTGGCATAATTGCTTATAATCTTAGCCATACCGGTCTTGTCGTAGCTGTAGTAGGTTACTGTCTCAGCTCCAGGATTAACTTCGCTGGAAATTGGGAAAATCGACAGCGCAGTAAACTCTGGATATTCTACGTCGTAAGACTGACTCTTGATGTAGTCAAGCTCACGAGCGAAGAATACTGATGCATCCTCAGCACTGTCAAATCTCATTCCCAGAACCCCGACAAGGGCAGCAGGAATAGTAGAGCTCATAAGAGCTTCATAATCTGCTACAGAGTAACCTGTAGACGGCATTTGTGCGTTATAGCTCATATTGTTCGTCCTCCTCCTTTTTAGGCTTGAGCCTGGTTGAATAGCTCAACAGGAGCTATATCACCAGAACCCTTGCTGCCTATAAATCTTCCTTTGACTTCAATGGTGTCGACACTTGATGTGGTAGTAAACAATCCTGCATCAGCTCCGTTGATAATCAGATAGAGCTTTCCGCCATATGCAGGGGTATCGCCAGACTTGATTCTTGCCCACGCTTTTCCGTAACGAAGAATTCCTACACTCTGGTTGGGCAGGATGTTTACGTTTCCTTCAATGGTCTGCTGGTTGCTGAACCCAGTCATAACTATGCCCTCGAATACTGCCGCTGTATCTGTGCTTATCGGTTTTCTTACCCCGACTCCAGCGGTATCCCCCTGCACGACTCCCATTCCATATTTAAGGGAGTCAGCAGCAGCTTCATTGTTGACACGGGTGTCAATGGAATAAGGCGCAATGTCTAAAAGACCGCCAGCTACGCCTTTTGGAGTTGCAAACCCATAACTTGTTTGTGCACTCATTACTTATTACCTCCATTCTGTTTTCTTTCAATCATCCTCGCTCTCGCTTTCTCTGCGGCAGACATTCCGATTTCATTTCTATTCGGTCTTGCGCTATCAGCATTGAACATCTGAGAACGCTGATAATTGGTATCCTTTCTGGCATTGAGGGTTTCCTTTGCCAGGTCAAAGGCTGCGTTGATATATGCCTTTCCTTTTCCGTCGAGCCTCATTTGAGGATTAACCGCTTTGATGATGGCCTTCTTTGCATCAATGATTGGCATGTTCTCTATTCCATCGATGTTCAAGCGGTCTCCGATACGGACAAGTTCCAGTCTTGTTCTGAACAGTGCATCAGCGGCATCCATATTGAGAGAGCCGGATTGGTCTTCGGAGCTGTCCTTCTTGCCTTCTTCCGCATCCTCATCTTTGTTGCAGTCTGCTGCCTGTGCAGCCTCTCCAAAGTCTTTTTCAGCCTTGAGAGCCTCGATGATTTCAAGCAGTGTTTCGATGTCCTCATCCTGCTGGGCAATAATACCCATTGCCGCTTCCGGAGTAGCAGGGTCTCCTTCCTGGTCTCTCCTGTCACGTCTGTCCTTAACCATCTGAATGGTTTCATCTGTGGACATGGTTTTCTCGGCAGATGTTGCCGGAGCTGCGGCAGGTTCTGCATCGCTGTCTTTTGCAGGTGTTGCTTGGGATGCAGTCCCTTCATTACCTGCTTTAGCAGCATTTCTCGCTGCCCTTCTGGCCTTGAAAGCTTCAACTGCGGCAGCGAAATCTTCTGGAGTCATAGAGCCTCCGTCCTTTCTTTTTGTTTTTGTACTCATGGATTTACCTCCTTTAAGAATTGATTTAGTTTCTTGCCCGTCAATATTCAGGCGAGCTTTCTCTCCTGCTCGGGCATTTGCTACAAGTGCAAGATGGTTGATTTCGATGTCTTTTTGGATGGCATCGTAAGGTTGACCGTTCCAGACACCAGGCGTTTCATCAAGAGTCAGGTTGTATCCGAGAGACAGTTCTCTAAGCCCACTCTCTTTCATCCTGTCTGTATCGTGTATGACTATTTTCACTCTTACGTTGTCTCCGTCCTGGTATCCCTTGGATAGCATTGTGCCGATGATTTCCTTATCAACATTGTTTTTGTCCACAACCCCAGCATCGTGAGTTATGATGATAGGCTTGCCCTCGTAGCTATCCAGGCTTTTTTGAGCAAATACATGCTCCGGCAGTCTTAGCTCCCTTCTGATTGAGCCATCCGGATTTGTGTACTCAAATATCCCACACGATGTAACAATCGGGTGGTCAATGAGATACCCTTCTTCTGTGAAATACGTTTCGTCAAGCTTGATGCTGTCGAGTCTAAGTACCCTTCTTAATTGGGGGACTTTCACTATTCCTCACCCCCAGTTTCCTCTTCGCCTGTGCTTAATGCTTCTGTGAGTTCGAGCGTTAGTTTCTGGATATGCTCAAGCTCATCAAGCCTCAGTTCGTCAAACAGAGCAGCGGCACCGCCTTCGATTGCTTTTGTCGCTTCAATGTCTTCGGTATATTTGATGATTGCCTCTGCCTCTGCTATCAACTGTCTGCACAAGGCTGCTATCGCTATTGCCGACATGTCTCAATCTCCTTTCTTCCAAGATTCTCGTTTTGCAAGTCATTTCTTCACACACAGCACCTCCTATCCTTTTGCAATCGGAATATTGATTGTATCTATATCAAAGACCGGCAACGCAACACATCTGCACTGATAATCTTCACCTGGATGTGCTCTTCTGCCGGTCTTTTTATCAACCACCGGAGGGTCATCCCACCGGAACCTTTTGCCGTTCAACTCCCTATGCCGTTCTCTCACTCGGCTGTCACCGGAAGTGCTCCATGTATACTCGTTTACTCCTGCGTCTGTCTGCTGTGCTTTTGCCAACTGCCCGTGGAGCTTGGCCGTCTGGTCACGAGCTATAAGCCTTGCATGACGTTTTTCTATTCCGTAGGTACGTTGTATCTCCTTAACTATAGAAGTCGTTGTCTTTCCGGCTTTAAATCCTTCCTGGACGATTTCTTTCATTCTGCCAAGGGAGTCTTTCGGTATCGTCTTGATGAGATTGACGTTATCCTCAACCCATACATTGAGAGCTTCACGGTAAAACTCGCCCATATAGTAGTCATCCATGATGTCAATTCCGAGGGTTTGTTTGACCACCTTTTTCCACTCTTTGATTGTCAGCTTCCTCGTAAGATGAGCAAGGGCTTCGAGCTTCCTGCGCAATCCGAAGGATTCGGTCTTTTGCTCAAGCTGTTTATGCATAGCATCAAACGCATCTTTTACAACGTGTCCCAGGTCCCTGATGTCGTCTTTGCGTACATTGCCTTTTTCCTGCATCAACGCATCTTTAATCATAGGCAGATATTCCTTGAGGACATCTTTCACAAGCTTCATATAAGCGTCTGTGACCCTCTGGTACTCTCTTTCTATGCTTTCGGGATAATAAGTATGGACTTTGCTTTTAAGCTTCTGGTTGCCTCGAAATTTTGGCTTTACTGCTGCCTGAGCCGCCTGCTTCATTGCTATATCATTCATCTTTACGTCTCAGCTCCTTTAACAGCATGGATACTGATTTCATGAACGGCGGGAACAAATGAAATTCAGGCAACTCATCAAGTTTGCAGAACCTTGCATCCTCCATTTCCTTACCGTCACATTTCGGGATTCCGTCATAGTCCGTACATAAGAAAATGAACGGCACTCCGTATCTTTCCGGTAAACCGTTCATCACTCCGACAGGTATCATTTCATTTGCTTTTATCCCGAACTCTTCATTCAGCTCTCTTCTTGCTGCCTGTTCCGGTGTTTCGCCATCTTCAATGCCACCCCCCGGACCACACCATCCGGTTCCGTCCCTTCTTCTACCAATGAGTATCTCGCCATCTTTCACTACCAGGGTTGCAGCAGAAGTACACGCCGATTCATCCATATTGGGCTGTTCCACATTTTCCACAAACATATCTGGCGGGACATAAAGTGGCCCTTTCTCTCCTTCGGCTCCAAACTGTTCTTGAACATTGCCCGCTAATCCCCAGTCTTCATCTTCAATGTCTTGTTCATCGAGCAAGTCTTCGACGTTAAATTCTTCCGTCTTAGCAAGTCCTGCCCTTACCTCTGATGGGTCTAGTGCACCCATGTCAACGTATAGTTGTGCTGTTTGGGCTTTGGTGTAACTGGTCTGAGCTTTTGTGCTTTCTACTGTAGCCTGTTCAGTGTCGCTCATGCTCCACAATGGTGAGAACTTTAGCTTATAGTCAGGTATTTCAGGTATTTTCCCGCTTGCAAGTCCAGCCTGGAGAATAACATCAATCAATGTCTTGAGGTTCCCTCTAAGCATCAGCTTCTGTATCCTCTCGACGTAATTGTAGTAGTTTTCCAGGTCACTCTCGCCTGTGCTGTTTTGTCCGGCAGGCGAACGCCCAAACAGTATCGTCTGTGGTATGCTTGTGAGTGCAGAGAGCATATTGCAGGTTGAGTCTATTACATCTTTTACTCCTGAAAGTTGGAATGTCTGAAAGCTGTAGTCTTCTCCCTCAGCGTCAATTGATATGCTGTTAAGAATGCCACGTGCCATGTCGATTACCTGCAAACGCTTAAGAACCTGGTCTTCTCCATCGCTTGTGGCAAGGAGTTGAGCCAGGTTCTTCATCTTGTAGATTGCCTGTACTGAACGTTCAAGCAGTTTTACTGCATCTCCGTGGGCTGTTATTGTTTCCCTCAGTGCTCTCTTGATTCTTATATATTCCGGTATTCCCCAGAACCGATAATACGACTGAGTGATGTATTCTGGCAGGATGCCGTTCCGGAATATCAAGCACCTGCTTTCGTGGACTGTAAACGTACCGTATGCACTAAAAACATGGTAATACTCCGGCATTCCGAATTTCGATGTCGTCCTTCTTGCTGGGTCCTTCGGGTCGTAATTGTAGATGTTGGTATAGTCCGGCTGCACTACTGCTCTTTCGTATACCCTTAGCTCATCTATGCTACGGATGTTTTTCCAGTCTAATGGCTGCTCCAACCCCCTTCCATCATCAACCAGCATGACTATGAGGCTTCCCCCGTAAAGCCGAGCCCACTTGATAGCTGTAGCTGCTTTTTCCTCCCAATCCAGCTCGTCAAGACTATCTGTGATAAAACTTTCTATATCCGGATTGTTGATGCCAAGCTCAAACCCGTGCTTCACAGCCTCTTCGGCGGGGGTGTCAATTATTTTAGCGAAGAGTCCTTCGCCTTCGTAGTGCCTGGCAAGGTCCATATCCGGTACTGTCGGC